GGATATTATATAGGTTGGTTAAACTTACAACCTTAAAGAAAGGAAAGTGTTTTATGAACGATAATGAAACAAAGGCTACTACACCAGTAGTGGAAAATGCAACTGAAACTACACCAGTTGTTACTACTCCAACTCCAGTATCAACTACACCGGTTGATAATGAAGATAAAGTAGATGGTGGAAACAAAAATACTGAACAAGTAAATTATGTTAAATATCGTGTAGATAGAGCCAAGGAACAAGCACAAAAGGATATGTTAAAAGACCTTGGAGTTAAAGATTTAGATGAGGCAAAAAATCTAATTGCTAATGGGACTAAAGCCCTTGAAGAAGTCCAAAAACTTCAAGCAAGATTAGATGCTGAAGAAAAATCAAAAGTTGTCGCTGATAAAAAGGCTAAACTAACTAAACTCCTTGATAAAGAAAAAGTGTTTGATGCTGATGCTCTTGTAAACTATCTTGATTTAGATAAAGTTCAATTAGATGAAACTGGAGAAATTAAAGATAGTGAAAACATCATTAATAGTTTAAAAAAGGCAAAGCCTAATTTCTTCGGCAAGTTTGAAACTATTACTGATGGATATGTTAAGGGTCAAACTAGTCAACCAATGACTGCTATTGAAAAACAAAAGGCAGGAGATAAAATTGGTGCTATAAATGACTACCTTAAAGTTGCATTAAATAAAAAATAATAATTTTAGGGAGGAATAAAAATGAATAATGGTAATGCACTATTAACTAACACTCCTAACTTTTTAGGAATGTTATTTAACTCAAATGTTAAGAAAACTCAATTCTTAACTGCTATCGGTGGTACTGATGGTGCAAATGCTTTAATTACTACTAATCCTGAGTTCCCTTTGTCAGTTAATTACTCATTAAGTGACCCAAGTCAACCTAGTATTAGTGAAAATGCATCAGTTGGTGCTATCAACCCTACTTACATCGGTTTAAGCCAAGGTAAGAATGTTATTCAAATCTTTACTGAAGATGTAGTAGTATCTAATTTAAGAGAAAGGGCTACTGGTAGATTAAGTGGTATTAACACTGCTGGTCAAATGCCTGAAGAAACAAGTGAATTAGCACTTCAAGTTGCTTTACATTTAGAAAAAATGAAAAGAGATATGAACTATACTGCTTTAAATGGAGTATATGACGATGCTGGTTTAAATGATAGTTCTAAAGCATTAAAAACTAGAGGTATTATTGCTGGTATTACAACAAATGTTGTTGCAAATGCTGATGTATCTACTGCTGAAAAGTTTAAGGATGCTGTTCTTGAACTTATTAAGAAAGTTTATGACAAAGGTATGTTTGGAACTCCAACTTTAGTTGTTAATTCAACTGATAAAGTTAAATTATCTAAAGCATTTGTTCAAACTAACTTAACTGAAGTAGATAGAGATAGATTTGTTGCTGGTGTTGGTGTTAATGAAATCGTTACTGACTTTGGTAAATCAGTTTATGTTATTGTTGATAATGATGTTCCAAATGGTACTATCTTATTAGCAGACCTTGACTATGTTAAACCTGTATTTACTAGAGATACTGAAACTGGAGAAGTTATTGCTGTTAAAGCGGCTCCACAAAGAAATGGTAATGCTGTTAATATCTATGCTGAGTTCGGTCTTGATTATGGTGCTGAGTTTAATCATGGTAAGTTAACTTATGCAGTTGAAGAAACTAGCCCTGAAGAAGAAACTACTGAAGAATAATTAAGAGAGGAGTGAGTATAGATGATAGATATTCTTGTCAACTCAACTGGGTTGAATAGGGAAACTATTGTTAACTTACTCCCTTTTATTTTAATTGAGATAAGAAACTATACTAACCAATACTTTTTAACTTTACATCATAATAAAGTAATCAAAGTTGAAAATAAAAAAATCTACTTTAATGGAGAAGTCCAAGTATCAGTTGGAGATACAATAGAACTTATGAATAGTGAAAACAATACTCTAATCTATCAAGTAAAGACGATAGAAGATGGGTATGTTGAAGTAGAACAAGATTTTCTTGTAGACGAAACTGATAATGAAAATATTGTTATGATTAAATTATCTTTTAAAAACGTTAATCTTAAGACTATTGGTGGTATGCTTGATTATGATAACAAGTTTAAGGATATTAGTGGAATTAAATCACAAACACTTGGAGGCTATAATGTTACCTATGCAAGTGCTGATGATGGAGATACTGCTTATCCTTTGGAGTTGTATGGTGGTGTAAACTCATTGAAGAAATTGAATGATGATTATGCCGAGTATAGGAGAAAAGGTTATGTTAGGTTATGATGAATTACTAACTGAAACTTGTTCTTATGAGCATTTTGCTGGTAATAATAAATATAATGAAAAGTCTTATGATACACCGGTGGAACTTGCTTGTTTCACATCAACGGACTTTGCTAATACTTTAGGAAGTTATCAACAAGACTTGGACTTACATAAAATTGTTTTTATTAAGAATGAGTTTGAACCTAATCCTTTTGACAAGATAGATGGATATGAAATAAAATCTATTAGTCCAGTTAAAGGATTAAAAGTTCCTACCATAGGGTGGCAAATAGTACTATGAGTAGTGTAATGGTTAAAGGACTTGCTGAACTTCAAAGCCAAATAAACGATATACCTAATAAAACAATGAAGGGTATTGAAAAGGCTATGGGAATTATCTATGATGATAGTCAACCAAGAGTACCTGTTGATACTGGTGCACTTAAAAGAAGTGGAATAGTAGAGCAAGTCGATAAAGGATACAAAATTAAATATCATAGTGAAAACCCTAAAAATGGTTATAACTATGCAGTTATCCAACACGAAAATACATCATTTAAACATAGAGTTGGTCAAGCCAAATATTTAGAAGATGCTATTAAATCCAATATGGATAAAATAGAAAAGGCTATAATTGAGGAGGTAGTTAAATGATTAAGACTTTGGAAGATTATTTTGAAACAATAATTAGCGAGTTATGTTACGGTCAAATACCGGAAACACCTAACAATTTAGTCAATATGAATATTTATGATAAAGGTAAGACACCATACTTTAATGATACCAAAACACATATCCTTACACTCAATTTGTATATAAGGGACGAAAGTTACGAAAATATGCAAACTAGAAATGAAGTAGTTGGTAATAGTTTATGTGATACTTATGATATTCTCGTATCTCAATATCATATAGTTAATATTAAAAAAGTTAGTTCGGCTGAACCTACTAGAGATACTAAAAATAGATATAGTATAACTTCAACATTTGAAGTTTTAATAGAGGAGGTATAATTATGGCACTATATAGTGGTAAAACTGGTTATATCAAAAAAGGAAACTCTGCACAAGGTGTTGTAATTGGACATATGTCTAGTTTCTCTTTAGAGTTATCTACTGATATAATTGAAGTAGTTGCATTTGGTAATACTTATAAAGAAAAGATACCTAGTATTATGGACTGGTCAGCAAGTGCTGAAGGTAATTGCGACTTTGAAACTGGTCATAGCCAAGATGAATTAGTTACTGCATATAATAATGGAGATTTAATTACTATTGGTCTTGGTATTACTGAAAACATTTACTTTGAGGGTACTTGTTATATTGAAAGTCTTACTATTGACAATGCTAGTGATGATAGTCCAACTATCAGTATCGAGTTTGCTGGTTCTAATGCTATCGTGTTTACTAACAATGGCAGTACTACTAACTAGTTATTAGGGGTTGGGCATAAGTTTCAACCCCATTTTTATTAAAGGAGGTAAGAAAGATGGAAGAAGAAAAAGTAGAAGTTGTTGAAGAAGATTTCGTAGAAGTTGTTGGAGATGATGATGCTGTAATAAATGAAAAAGAAGAGGAAGTGAAATAATGAAAGCAAGTGAAATGGTTGCAAAGGCTAAAGATATTGCCTTAAATTATAAGACATTATATATTTATGGTTGTTTTGGTGCACCAATGAACAATACTAATAAGGTTAGATATACCAATAATTATGATTATAATAAACAACCTAGTAGAAAAAATAAAATACTTAATGCAAGTTATGACACTTTTGGATTTGACTGTGTTAACTTACTTAAAGGTATATTATGGGGTTGGAATGGTAATGTAAATGCTACTTACGGAGGGGCTGTATATGGTTCTAACGGAGTACCTGATACAAATGCTAATGGTATGTTTAATAATTATTGTACCGGAAAAACTAGTAATTTCTCTAATATAGTACCGGGAGAGTTCGTATGGATGGACGGTCATATTGGAGTTTATATTGGAGGTGGACTTGCTGTTGAATGTACTCCTATTTGGAAAGATGGAGTTCAAATAACTGCTGTTGGTAATATTGGTTCAAAGAGTGGTTATGCTACAAGAACTTGGACTAAACACGGAAAATGCAAGTTCCTAGATTATAGTGAACCTACACCACCTACACCAACACCTACTCCTACACCAACTAAATATAAAGTTGGAGATAAAGTTGTAGTTAATGGACAATTATATGGAACTGCTTATGGAGAAAACCCTGGTAAGGTAGTTAATGATGTTCATACTGAAATAACTAGAGTTGCTGATGGAAAACCATATCCATATAATACAACTGGAGATTTAGGTTGGGTTGCTGAAAGTTCCATCACACTAGATGGTGGAAAACCTAGTGAGGGATTTAAAGTTGGAGATTATGTAGTACCAACTAAATTAGTTGATTATAAAGGTACTCATTTAATCCAATATGATGAAAAATATCAAATTATCCAAAAGGATAGTAGAGGTAATGTGTTAGGTGCTGTTCGTGGCGACCAAAGACCTATATGGGCTGTATTGCCTGATGAGAATATTAAGAAAGTGGGTTAATTATGAAAAAGAAAAAAATGACAATTAAAAGTTTTGCCAAATATACAACCAATATCTTATGTATAATCAATGCTTTGATATTGGTTCTTGACCCTATTTGGAATATACCTTATGCTGATAAGATTTCAGCAACTATTGTTGGAATTGTTGGTGTTATTGGTACATACCTATTAGGAAGTAAAACTGTAAATACTATAATGAAAGGAAAGGAATAATTATGAACCATACTATTGGAGATAAAGAATTAGAGTTCAATGTTAAACTTGGA